GCAAGCTTGCAACTAGGCAAAACAAAGCCTTGCATCTCCTCGCCAATGGCCTGACGTGTGCTGATCTCTCGACCTGCGGGATCCTTGGTGATGAGCGGTGTCAACTGCTCCATGCGATCGCGAAGTTGATTGCCTGCAACAGCAAAACGTGCGTCCATCAACTCAGTTTGACGCTGGCGTTCCATGTTTGCAGCCGCTTGAATAAGAGCAGGGTTGTCTGTTCCTGCCATCGCTTCAATCAAAGCCTTGTATGCACGCATGGCATCCTGTCCTTTCTTGACAGAATCGCCTCCAAACTTTGCACTTGCTCGTGCAAGAGCTCCCTCTAGTGCGGTAAGGGTCAGGCTGCCGGTGAACTGTGCCGCAGTTCCCTCTTCCCCTTTAACAAGGCCGTTTTCTCGCAGACGGCGTAAAAGCTCGTCAGGATTTTCCTGGTAAAGCTTTTGCAGTTCTGGATCGGTAACGAGCCTATAAACGGTGTCTGCTGCTTTCTTTTCGGCAGCAGACAATTCTTCAGAGATATACTTTTCCCAATAGGTCATTTTACCGTAGACAATCTTTTTCTATTAGTATTTAGTATTTTTGGTCTAAACTGAGATATAGTTCTTTTTACTAAAATCTCAGTAAATGAAACTATCGGTTGTCCAGGTGTCATTTCCTGAGTATGCTGTAGATATTCAGTAGTTCCTATTTCAAATACTTCTCTAACATCCTTTAACCAACTCTTAAACATAAAACCAGACTCAGTGACGCAAATTAAATAATTTGCACCTCTACGAATAATCTTTCCAACAAGTCCAGTATTTAAGTTTTCAACCATAGTATCAACTTCATACAATCCTTCATTTTTATAGTTCCACCTTAAGGCATTATAATCCAACATTGGTTCTATTTTCCAAATCTCAGTATCTTCCGTTACTTGCAATGATTTCTTAACTTCATCAAATAATGCGGCAGCATCATCTGGATTTGCACTTGGGGGAAGTCCCATTACAAATTTATCAAAGTCATCCACTGCTGCTGCTGCTCGCATAAGAGCAGAAGATCCAGGAGTTTCAACTTCACTATCGGGATCCTTTACACCAGATGGGATAACTTCAATACTATTGAACTGATAATTCTGCCCCTCACCTTTATGAACTAAACTTTGGAACTCACCAAGTCTATCCTGACCAACAACTACCACAACATCTGTATATCCATTACCATAAACAGAAGCAAGGATATCAAAAATTGTTTTTGCTTCTTCATCATCAACAATATACTCAGCATAATCAGGAAATAATGCTTGCATGTATGCAATCTTTGTAGATGGATTCAAAGGATTGGTTGTATAATCTTGAATTCTACTTGGATAAATTCTATATTCAAATCCACGTCTCTTTGCTTGAGACATACCAACTTTAAGTAATGCTTCGTGGTTCTTAGATGGTGGATTAAATCTACCAACAACTATTGTGACTCCATTCACTGATGGTTGTTCTTCTTGCTCTGGAGCAGTGGTTTTTTGCTGAGTTCTTTCTGTAGTCTTTACTTCTTCTCCAGGAATACCATCCTGAGATACTGTATCACCTTGACCGAAAAACTTTAACTTTCCCTTAACTGTTTTCGCAACAAAATTCCCCTGTTTATCGTACCAGTCTCCGTGACCGTTTCCTACAAGTCCACGGTTCTTTGCCTCGGTAGATGCTTGGGTCTCTACTGCTTCGTTAAAAAATCTGGCAAAAGTCTTCATTATTACTTAGTTTTTAAATATTTATATTTACAGTCTACCTAGGGTTCCAATAGGAAGTTTTGGTTCAAAATATTTAGAACTCCCTACAGCATTTGCAAATTGGATTTTAAATCCAGGATAAGTTGGCATAAGTGCAGATGCATTATCAGAACTAGGAACAATAGTTAAATAAACATCATCTCTCATTCTTATAACATCATTAGAAGATTCTGTGTATATTTTTGCAGCATATAACCCCAATTTATAATCTTCCCCACCTCCAACCTTTCTCATCTCTGAGAAATTTAAATTACTAAATGATTGAATTAAAATATAATCAACTTTATTTCCAGATTCACCAAAACAATATTTTTTTATTTCTCCTACTGTTGCTTTTGCTCTAATTCCAATTAATGGATTTCCACTAGATGCATCAGTCAAAGTACTTCTACCGTTTTTAGTAGAAACAGCAATAACATTTGCTTTTACCAAATAATCTAAAATATTCTTTGCTGCACCATATTGAGCAGCACTACCCCAAAAAGAAAAGTTTTCTTTTTTCAAAGAAATATTAATTTCAGTTCTATTTTTGGTTTTAATTCTGACATCAGATTTGCCAAGTTCTTGTCCGATTCTTTCAATTGAAGCAATTCCACTTATGGTATATCTTTGCTTATAATTTTCATACATCATTATATTTAAATTTGGATCAAATAATGAAGGCATACCAACAGCAAGTTTTGCTTCATTGATTTTTTGAACTTGGTCATTTATTTTTGAAACAAAATACTCTTCATTTAAAACCCCAGGTCGATTTATTTCAGCAACTTTTGGTTTAGTTGTCTTTTCAGTCTTAAACCATAGTTGAACTTTATTTGTCCCCCTCTGAAGATTTAATACAAAATCAACTCCAAGTTTATTTGATTTTTCACCAGTAGTAAATACTTGCTTACTACTCAACAAAACATCAGTTGCAAAAAGTCTTGTTATATCATCATATATTCTTTCTACATTATTAGCATATGTGGATTTAACTACTACTAAAATTTTACTATCACTGTATTTTTTTAGACTATAAAAATTTGATCTAACTTGAGGGTAATTTCTAGTTTGAACTGCTGAAGATGTTAAAATATTAATTACTGTAGTTGCATTTAAAATTCGATATCCACTGCTATTAATAATTGCCATCAAAAAAATCCCTCTTTCTTTTATTTAGAAAAAGGGATTTAATTTATTTTACAACCCCCATATTTGGATTGTACTTCTTGTATTTTTTGAGTTTGGTAATATGTTAGTAACAAAATGCTCTTCACTTTGGTCATTTATAATTAACATGTTTTCCCTTGGAAGAACCGCATTAAAAAGACCATCACTATAATCATCTTCCCTCCAAACAAATAACCCACCATCACTTGCAGAATGAACCGTATTTAAATATAAAGTTGCACCAAATTTATACCCCCCATCACGATGCTGTGATATTCCAGAATATGGATGCCAGATATAATACTGAAAAACTAATCTCTCATAGTTTATGTGTTTAAAGAATAACTCTAAACTTTTAGTGATATTTTTTACTAATTTTTCATCATTCAACTCAGTTATCATGCAAGTTCCATGAACATTATCCAATATGTTATTTGGCCAAAAAAATTGACTACACTCCCAACATTGGATTTTTGTTTTCTCTAAGATATTATTTTTACAATCAGATAAAAGATGATCACTTAATACATCTTGGTAGATTTTCATTTTAATTGTTTTTGTATTGCATCATCAAGGTCTGCAATCACTTCACGAAGTTCAAAAATACGAGTTGGTGTTGTTTCAATATTAGTTGTATAACCTTTTTGTGCCTCAAACAATACTTGACGAACTGCTGCAGCAGAACGAACATCCATTTCCAATTTAACTTTACTCATAGATCTCCCTCCTCACGATTTTCTGAGTAATACACATCAAATGCTCCACCAGGATAACGTTTCTCCAGTTTCTTTACATTACGAGCAATTACTTCATCAAAAGATACTTCAAGTGCCATGCAAGCCTGGGCAGCATACCACATCAAATCACCTAGTTCGATAATCATATGCTCTCGATTGTCTTCATTAAATGGTTTGCCTTGGAAAATCATCTTCTTGATAATCTCAAGAAATTCACCACCCTCAGCATTAATACCAACACCAGCAGTTAGAAGACGTTCAATGTTTGCACCCTTTTCATCAAGTTCAACCAAACGGTCAGAAAGAGCAACGAAATCAGTAGAAGCATCAGAAGTTACTGCATCTACAAATTCCTGGTACTTAGCAAAATCAACTTGTTTTGTCATATTTAAAATTTAAATCCAGAAAATTTACTTGTTTTTTCTTCATTACTACTATACTCGTCATCTTGTCCAGAGTCAAGTATATCTTTTTGAGCACTTTGCTCTACATCATAAAGACGCATTTTTGCCCTATCAATTCCAAGAACAAATCTCTTATTCATTGTAGGGTCATTGTATCGGTTCTTCAATTGTTTCACCATAACTTGTCCCAATTGCTCCAATTCTTCTGTAGAAATGAGAGCAAACATCAAGTCAGCAGTAGCAGGAAGACCAAAGGATTCAGAAGTATCTGTAAGTTCCACATCGGAGTTACCATAACCACTACGGGTAGTTTGAGTGGCAGAAACAATTGGTACATTAGTTTCCACTGCTAGTCCACGAAGTTCCTCTGCAATTGCTTTCACAAACGTATAAGAGTTAATATTACTATTGCCTTTATAACGTGAAGAGGCACAGATATTCAAATAGTCAATAAAGATAATATCTGGTTTAAATGATTTCTTAAGAGAAAGTTCATTTAATAATGCTCGGAAGTGCCCTGCGTGTGCAGATGCAGTTGGATACTCTTTGATAATAAGAGTTCCTTGACTCTTTTTCCCAACTTTATTCAATTTAGATTCAAACATCACTTTAGGAAGTGATTGGATATCTTGAATATTAACATTCAGAAGATTTGAGTCAATACGTTCCGCAATCCTTTCTTCAGCCATTTCCAAAGTAATGTATAATACGTTCTTACCTTGAAGAAGAACAGAAGCAGCAACATGACACATGAATAAAGACTTACCAACACCAGTGCCTGCAAGAGCAATGTTGAGAGTTTTATTAGGAAGTCCACCCTTTGTAATTTTGTTGAAGAATTCCAAATCGAAAGGAATCTTATCCTCACGGTGGTGGTAGAACTCATATCGTCTTTCAATATCCTTAAAGTAATCGTGTCCAATATTATTATCGAAAGAAACGGCCAAAGCATCAGAAAGAATGCTAGGAATTGCATCTCTGTTCTTTTTTTCATCTTGACCATCTGCAATCTTAATAGATTCCATAAGAGCAAGATATATGGCACGGTCTCTGCACCACTTCTCAGTAGTATCCACCAACCACTTATAATCAACGTCATTATTATCCAACCTAGTCACATACTCACAGATAGTTTTGTATGTGTCTTCGGTAATATCAGTACGTTTTTCAGTTTCAATAAGAAGAACTTCTTTAGTTGCAAGTTGCTCATATGCAACAATAAACTTACAAATCTCTTCAAAAACTACTTTCTCATGGAGGTTTTCAAAATATTCATTTTTAATAAATGGAAGAACTTTTCTACAATAATCATTGTTGAAAAGAAGATTCCTAAGAATAGTAGTTTCGACTTTTTCCATCATTTATAATGCAAATATGTACTGAGAATATATTTTGGATTGCTAATTGGTTCCAATCCTTTATGTGGGAACGTCCATAGTGGAGGAAAAACAATTAGTCTTGCTTTCTTTGGGTTAACTGTCAAATCTCTAAACTGAGTTTCACCTCCAGTTTCTACATCGTTCAAATACCATAAGAATGATAAAAACCTCCTTGCACTTTCATAATCAGAAACATCTACGTGAGTATCAAATGCTTCATTTTCATTTGGAATATATCTCTTTATTCTAAATTGCTCAAAGTTATGCTCTTCAGGAAAACATCTCTTATCAACAAATTCATAATAAATGTTTCTATATTCAAAAGTCTTTTGAATAAAGTAATTATGTATATTTGTTATTTCTTCTCTTCTACGTTTTTCTCGTCCAAACATTTCAAAAAAGTGAATTATTAATATCGAGCATGTTTGGTCGATAGTGTTTCCCTCTTCCC